TGTCTGGAATGCCGCCAACAACAGCAGCGCCTATGGCCCAGAAGATTGCCTCAACGAAGCTCGGCAGATAGCCGCCGCCGCCCTGCGAGCCGCTGCACTGGTGCCCAAGATCGACCGCCTCAGGTTGCTCGCCATCGCCGACGAGTTGGAGGGTGCCAATGACTGACCCAATCAATCCTGACCACTACAAGCAGGGCGACATCGAGTGCATTGACGCGATCAGGGCCGCACTAGGCCCTGACGGGTTCAAAGCATACTGCAAAGGCCAGGTGATCAAGTATCTCTGGCGCGCTGAGCACAAAGGCAACCCAACGCAAGATTATTGCAAAGCTGAATGGTATTGCGATCATTTAGCGGTTGATGCTGTATTCAACGAACCATTGAATGCGTTGTAGATCCTGCAAAAGCAAAAACACGAGGGTTACATGCACTGAGCATCAAGGCAACACAACCAAACGGTATTGCCGTTGCCTTGACTGCAAAGAGCGCTACATCACAGTTGAAGCCTATTTGCACCCCATTACGGAAACGCATCCAAGGCAAATCAAACGCGGCGAGGATAATAACCTCGCCGTTTTAACAGAACAGAATGTGCGCGACATCCGTAACCTCGCACAGCACAACACCTATAAGGTAATCGCCAAGCAGTACGGCATCCACCCATCAACGGTGTACCGCATTGTCAAGGCAAAAAGTTGGTCCCATGTAACAGATTGATCATGCCAACACAAGCAACAGTCCTGAATCCATCCGCTAGGGCAATGGCAGCCCGCAACCGGACACTCAATATCCGGGTAACGGATGAAGAAATTGCAATGGCGCGGCATCTTGGCAATGGCAACGCATCGCACGGTTACCGCCTTGCAATTCGTTACATGTCCGAAAGGTCAATCCGTGGCATCCCATTAAGCACTATGCTGCGCGCTGCGGCTGAGATGGCTGCAGAGCTTGAACGTTCACCTAAACGCGGCGCAAGGCCGACAACACGATGATTCTCTGCGACACTGAGATCCAAGAATTGATTGCTGACCATGCCATGGTGCAGCACTATCAGCCAGAGCTAATCAACCCAGCCAGCTTGGATCTGCGCGTTGGAAATTTGATCATGCTGGAATCTGTGACCTCACACCAGATGATCCCGCTGGACATTGGCGGCTACACCGTTGAGCATCCCTACGAGCTGGTGCCAGGGCAATTCATCTTGGCGCAGACGGTAGAGGTGTTCCACATGCCGGAGGACATCGCCGGGTTGTTCTTCCTTAAATCCAGTCGCGCACGCGAAGGCTACGAAAACTTGCACGCTGGTTACGCCGATCCTGGCTGGCATGGCAGTGCGTTGACACTGGAGCTGAAAAATGCACGGCAACTGCAGCCACTGCCGATCTACCCAGGCCTCAAGATTGGGCAGATGGTGTTTTGGCGGATGAGCAGCAAGCCTGCATTGAGCTACGCCGTGACGGGTAGCTACAACAACGACAAGTTAGTCTCGGCCAGCAAGCAATTCGCTAGCCGCTGTTCGATGCCATTCTTGGACGCTGCATGACCGCATCGCCTCTCGCGCCAGCCAGTGAATCTGTGATTTCTGGCTGGCTTCCTGCTCGGCTAGCAGCAGCGCATACTCCAACAACCCATTCCAATCGCCTTTGGCGTGTAGTGCTCGCAATGCGCTTGCATTGGCTGCACCGTGGAATTGTGCTTCCATTGTGTGAACCAAAGGATTTTCCATGACTGATTCCATTAAGGACTACCTCAACGATATTGCCAAGCAACCACTGCTTACGCCACAGCAAGAGATACAACTTGGGCGCCGCGTGGCGAAATGGAGAGAATTAAAAAACAAGACCGAGCCATTGACACAAATTGAGCAGCGCGAGTATCGCAGTGGCGAACGGGCAAGGCAGCAGTTCATCCGCGCCAACCTGCAGCTTGTCATTCACGTTGCACGCAAATATGAAAAGCGCACCCGCAAGACGCTTGAGTTTATGGATCTAGTGCAGGAGGGCAATATCGGCTTAGCGCGTGCGGTTGAGCTGTTTGATTACTCAAGGGGCTATAAGTTCAGCACCTATGCGTACTGGTGGATCCGCCAAGGCATCAGCCGGGCATTGCTTCAAAGCGATGCCATTATCCGGCTGCCGTCTGCGCTGCATGAATTGCTGTATAAAGCCAACCGCACGTCACACGAGCTTGGCCATAAGTTGGGTCGCACGCCATCGTTAAGTGAAGTTGCAGATGCATTAAACATCAAGCCAGCAGACTTGGCCCATGCGTTTAAGCAGTGCTATAGCGTCACCAGTTTGGATAGATCAGTGCACAATGCTGACGATGCAACAATCCTAGAGTTGATTGCAGACCCTGCTGTTTTTGATTACGAAGAAGATCAAAACATAGAGCAGCTTTATGAACATATGGACAAATACTTAGATGAAATAACCAAGAAAGTGCTAATTGCTCGGATGGCTGGCGACCCACCAAGCTGGCGTGAACTAGAGAGTCAAATCGGTATCGGTCGCACCAGGCTGCAGGAGATGCATCGCCGTGGATTGAGCCGCCTTCGTATGATGATGAGACACCCGTTGGCCGATACGCCACTAGATAAATGCCGCAACCAACCATTCACTTAATTGATACATATAACGGAAAAGTATGGCGTGTTTGTTGTGCTGGAATGTGCAAAGATCACGCGCAGCAATGGCAGGCTATGGTGTTTTGGCATCAGATGAGCGCATCCACTGGCGAACCTGCTCGGCTTGATTTAAGCAATAAAAAGGTTGCCTTGTAAACCATTCAATCCAATCCTCGCTGCCTTTCTTGCGGTTGCAGCTTTTGCAGGCTGGCACTAGGTTTGTAGCGACGGTGCCGCCGCCTTTGTGGCGTGGCTTGACATGATCCAAGGTATCTGCCGGAAGACAACAGTAAGCACAGCAGTGACCCCAGGCTTCAAATATCTGTTTTCTAAATAGATGCTTTGCATTGCGTTTGCTGATGAGGTTGGAATCAACAATCTGGTGATCCACGAAGCTCGGGGATTGGTAGCACCTCAACCGCAAGGCCAAGGATGTGATCATTGGATGGCGCTAACTCAGTCAGCCGCGCCATAAAGTCATCTGATACCGTTTCCGGGTCATCGCTGTCGCTTTCAACGACAATTGTGTACTCAATCTCTAGAACGTATTGCCTCATACTGTTGGCGTGCATGTAACATCAACGCCGCCACGCACTCTTGGCCTTAGTGTCATCCATATGCCGCCAAGTGATTTGGGCATCACAATGCGCTCAATTGCCCAGCCACCAGTAGCGCCAAACTCTTGCTTGTAGGTGCCAGTTTGCAAGTGCCACCGCTGCTCAACCCATGCCTTGCCATTTTCAGCAATGCGGTAGCAGGGGTGGGCAACGATGCTGCGCTCGTGGTTGTGGCCGTTGATCATTACATCCGCGTCAGGTGCAATCTGTGCATATCGACCGCCGCCCATGGTGCCTTTGGTGACAATGCCACCCCATGCGCCGTGGTGGAAAAATAATGTGCAGCGGCGTGTCTTGCCAGATTCCTGCCTAAATACAAAGCGGACAAATCCCTGGTAACCCATGTGTTCAGTTACGGCACCATCGTTGCGCATAAGCCGAACGACATTTTCCAGCGGGTCGATTTCTTGGTTGTTGAGGACAGCGGTTTCGTGGTTGCCGTCGCCCATCATCAAGATCATGTCGCCATAAGGTTTTAGCAGGTCTGCCGACTCGCGGAACACTAGGTCAAAGTAGTTGCCGCCGAGGTGCTCCGGCCTGATGTCGCCCTTGCTGCCGCGCCTATCCTTTTTGCCTTGCATCAGGCAAAGCACGTCGCCAAACATCAAGGCATGACCACCGACAGCCTTGCACTCCTCAAGGTGCTGCAGCAGCAGTTTGCGGTTGCATTTTGGATTGTCTAGATGAATATCAGATGTCAGGAGGAAAGTTGCCTCCTGCTTTGTACTGGAGTATGGTATTTTTATCTCCAAAAGCTCTGGCGATACCCTTTCAATCGTGATCGCCATGCCGTTGGTAGCGGCTTACACAGCGAGTCTAATAGTCCCAGCGCACTCGTGGCCTGCCTTTTCGGATGCCAAGATGCACAAATCCTTTAGGTGCGCCATAGCCAAGGCTGTACGGCCATTCACGATCTACCCATGCTTGCACTTTGTTAATATCAACGCCATCAACGTAAAAGTCAACAGCGCCAACATTTGGTGCATCATATAAATGCTCACTGCCTGATGCGCCGCCAACGGCACGATTGATGGTAGCGGGCCTGTAGCCGCTGGTAATAGTGATGCGCTTACCGCCAAATGCGGTTCGCACCCGCTCTAGAAATGCTGCCAACTCAACAGCCGTGTCTACCTGATGCTGCGCCACAAAACGCCGTGCTGGCTGCCCTAAGGCAAATTCACCGAGCGTGAAGTTTTCGCTGAGGCGTGTACTGAAGGCATCGTTTGGCTTTGCTTTGCGCGGTGACTCTTGTTTGCCCGCTTGGCTCCAGGTCTTAAACCACGGCTGGTCCCTATTAAAAGCATCAGGCGCAATCTTTAATAGCGCTGCCTCTAATTCAACGATGGCCGCCATTTGATGTGGCGTGCCATGCTTGTAATAGCGAAACAAATCGCTGAGTTTGACGGGTGTTTTAGTCACGTTTCCATGGTGCATGGATGCTCATTGCCCCACCAAGCAACTGGCTTTCGCCTGTTTGCACGGTTTCGTCAATGGGATGCTCAACAATAATCGGTGCGGGCGGTCCTGGCTGCGCTTCGTGCCAAGCGTCCACCTGTTGGTCGATAGACGCCAAGGTTTTGTGCTCATTGATGAGCTGCTGTGCCTCAGCGTTACGCGGCTTGGTGCTGAATAATGTCAGTACCGGTGCGCTGGGCGTCAGCGCTTTCCCGGCTTGATGGCGTACAGGGCCTGCAGCACCAGTTGGATGATGCTGTTGCTCTTGAGCGGGCTGATGCCGATCAGCTCAGAGACGGCGGCAAGAACAATCCAAAAGGCAGGATGCGACAGAAATTCCACGGTCAACCGTGCGGATGTGCCTCTAGCTTACTCACGCGCTGCTCGACGGTGTTTAGCCGCTGAAACGTCTCGCGGCGGTCATCTTTGATGTCGGTATGCAGCACTTCTAATTGGGTAGCGATGTGCTCCACCGCAGAGGTCAAACGGATGACAGCATCACGAGCCTCGTCGTTCCTACGACTGAAGCCCATAGCACCCATCGCGGCAACGCTGATTGAGGCGCCAGCTACGGCGGCTAAAACTTCAATCATGGCGCAATGGGCTACCTTTGCAGTTTAACGACCTTGCCCACGGGTTTTTTTGCGGCCCCGGCGACGAGGCCTAGAGTTTTGGCCTTGGCCGATGCTGGTGGTTTTGGGTGGGCCGGGTCGGTGTTCGATGCGGCCCGTGCCAACTTTACTCTTGACCGCCATCAGCCTCAACCTCAAGTAGCAATCCTGTGATGTTACCCGCGTCTAACGCTGCTTGGAATCCTTCCAATGCATCAGCATCAAACGTACCAGTGCTAAGAATGGCGGTAATGCTGGCTTGCAGGGCAGCCGTATTAACGCGACCTGCTTTGGCGTCGCCCAACAGTGCGATGAACTCGGTGGCAAGCGTATTCAACGGCAAACTTTCCATGGCTTGCGCACGGATGGAGCTGTAGGCACTGCTGGCAATCAGCGCATCCCAGAAAGCGATATAGCTAGGACTGGATGCATCCTCGGGTTCAGGAATAGCCCGCGACTCGGATGCCGGGCGCGCTCGCACCACCCATTCGCCGCCTGCCCATGCGGCTTCTTGGCCGTTTTTGGTAGCCGGTGGCTTTACTTTCGTCGCGTAGGCGGGAATCAGCCATTTGCCTGGTTCCAGTGGACTTTCGTCAGCGGTGCCGTTGCCGGTGTAAACGCCGGAATCAGGGTGGTAGTGATAAATTTTCATGATCAGAATTTAATGCAGGCCAGAAGGGCAATGTTGCGAGGACGAGTTTCAGTGTCGCCTGTCGCGCCAGTAGTTGATGAGGTCCCCGTATTTGTAATGTAATCGATGGTTTTGATAAATGTTCCGGTGTTCAAGTTGTCAGCGGCTGTGTTGCGCATCGTGTGCGTGTGACTCTCAAATGCGTCTGCTTGCGCGGAACCAAAAGCGCGGCCACTGTCGATTCCACGGCTGTCGTCCCATCCTCTAGGAAATTCCCCTCGTAAATCTGGTATTCCAAAAGTAGTGCTACCGTCACCGACGCCGAATGTTGTACCGATAGCGGCAAATAGGTCTGCGTAGGTAGTGCGTGAAATGACAGCGCCATTAGCTTTTAACCAGCCGGTTGGCGCAGTGTTTCGAGCAAAGAAAATTATCGCGCCAGGCGCTCCGCCTGCTGCTACGGCTGTGTCTACAAAAGCTGTCGTGGCAATTTGCGTAGTCGATGTTCCAGCGGCAGCAGTTGGAGCGGTAGGTGTGCCGCCCAAGTTTGCAGTAATGGTTCCAGCGGTGAAGTTGCCGCTGGCATCACGGGCAACAATAGCTGAAGCAGTATTGGCGCTAGTTGCGGTAGTAGCGGAGTTGCTTACCTTGCCAGCAGTAGCAATAGTGGCGAGCTTGGTATCGACAATACCAGCAGAGGCGTTGATGTCGGCGTTGACGATAACGCCAGCGGCAATAGAGGTTGCGTTGCCGACGGAAGTAACGTCTCCAGTAAGATTGGCGTTAGTGGTGACAGTTGCGGCGTTACCGGTAATCGAACCAGTGATGGTGGAGCTAAATGTTTTAACACCTGCAAAAGTTTGAGCGCCGGTAGTGACAATGCCCGATGCGCTCCCACTGGCTGATGGAATGGTGGCATCAGTTCCTGCTGAGCTAGTAATAATGGGGCCTGCTGTTGTGCCGCCAGTTACGCCTAGGTCTACCGTGATGGCGTGTGTGTGACTGGTAGTTGTAACGGCATTTGCAGTAATGCCGGTAAGGCTTCCAGGCGTGCCGAGAGTCAGTGTTACATCGGCGGAAAGTGCGCCACCTCCGGTGATGCCATTTCCGGCCAGTACGCTCCTAGAACAGTTAGTGGTGGTGCCGGTAATTGTGCCAGCCGTAAAGTTGCCGCTTGCATCACGGGCAACAATGGCATTTGCAGTATTGGCGCTAGTCGCGGTGGTGGCCGAATTGCTTACTTTGCCGGCAGTTGCAATAGTGGCAAGTTTAGTATCTACGATTGCGGCAGATGCATTGATGTCGCCATTGACGATTGTTCCATCGGCGATCATGGTACTGGTAACAGTACCGGTATCTCCACTAGTAATTACAGTGCCGGTTACATTTGGCAGCGTAATAGTGCGATCTGCAGTCGCATCAGCGGCAATAAGACGTACTTCGTTTGCATCATCTGTGGCGCCTTCAAACTGGATGCCGATGTTTGAAGCCAGCGTGATGTCGCCTGTAATAGTGCCGCCTGCTGCGGGCAGTGCTGCAGCGGCTAGGTCGTAGGCAGCCTTGACCGCTGTAGGCGTGGCAGCCAAGGTGCTGCTGGTAGTGCTGGTGCTGTCGCTAAGTTGAACGATGCCGTTGGCGCTAGTTGTAGCGGAGCGCAGGGTCAGCGCAGGCGTACTGGTAGCAGTCGCAACGGTTAGCGCAGCCGTGGAACTGCTGACGCTTGTTACCGTACCAGTTGTTGGCGTAGTCCACTTAAGGCCAGTGGTCTCAACGCTATCGGCTGTCAGCACTTGGCCGTTAGTGCCAACGCCGAGTTTGTTGAGCGTAGTAGTTGCGCTGGCGGCAATAATATCGCCTTTGGTATAGCTGGCAATGTTGGTGCCGCCACGCGCAACAGCCAAAGTGCCGCTGGTCAGATTACTTGCGTCTCGGCATTCACTGCTAACTTCTTCTATTGCAGCTTGGACGCTAGTAGCGCCAATCGCTCCAGCAGGAGTAAAACTAACTTGCGAGGCAGCCACAGAACCAGCGCCTGCGGATACATCAATCTCAACCCATGCAGGGCTGGAAGCATTGAAAACCGAAAGGATAAGATCAGGCGGCGCAAGTGTTACGTTTGGTGCATTGCCGCTGGTAATCGTTCCGCCTTCGCTAACAACAAAGTAATACTGATTATTGGCTGCGCTACAAGCAGGCAATGCTGCATTAGCCGTAAAGCCGGCTGCCGCCCCCTCAGGCGTGACGCTTGCAACTTTGCCCGTTCCCGCTGGAGTGCTGGCATCAAATGTACCAGCGAAAATAATTTGACCTGCCGAAATGCCGATTGGCACCCAGACGTTGCCATCCCACATAAAGAATGACTTGTCTAGTGGGTTGAGGTGAAGTTGCCCAATGAAGGCAGGTGCGGGGAAAGTTTCTCCCAAGGATGCCGTGCTGTAATCAGCCAGCTTGTCGATGGTGACGGCGTTATCAGCCAGTCGAGCAGTAGGCAATCCACCGCTAGTAATCTTGGCGGCATCCAGATTGGGCACATCGGCTGCTTGCAGCAACGCACCACTGCTTACATGTCCTTGTACATCTACCGTGACCTTGGTGTAAACACCTGCATCAACGCTATTGCTGTGATTTAGCGTGCCAGCATTGACAGCTAGGCCAGTGCCGGGTTGGATAACGCCCTTGGTTGATGCAGTGGCATCGGGCAAGTCAGCAGGAACAATGGCGCGAAATGTTGGTGCAGCGTCAGCACCAGTAGCGGGGCCAAGAAATGCGCGGTTAGCAACTTGCGTTTCTAGGGTTGTTGTAATATCTGCCGTGTAATCGTTCGGGTATGCAACAGCAAATGCAAGTGGCGTGCTATCTGTAAAATTGATAACATTGATTGCCGCTTGCCTGACCCAAGACGTGCTATCCCATACATATTGAACACTTGTATTAGTGTCGAACCATTGCTGGCCTTCAAATGCTCCGCTGCCTGTAGGCGTGCCAGCTTGGACAATTGCAACACTATCGTCAGCCAGCTTTGCTGCTGTAATCGCGCCATCCTGGACCTTGGCGGTGGTAACGGCGCTTGAAGCAATAGCAGCGGCGCCGAGCCCAGCAGCGTTTACCTTGGCAGTTGTAATTGCACCATCGGCAATCTTGCCGTTGGTTACGGCGCTAGATGCAATTTTGGCTTCTGTAACGCTGCTATCGGCATAGGCAGCAGTGCCAAGTGCTGTTACTTTTGCTGTCGTTACGGCGCCATCGTCAAGTTTGGCAGTCGTAACAGCCATGTCGGCAATGCCCGCCGTTGGCGCCACCACCTGCTGAAACGCGCTGCCATCCCAGACCTGCAGGTTTTTGCTGCTCAGGTTGACGTAACCCCGCCCTTGAAAATTATCGGTCGACGGTGCTACCGACTCATATGCAATGGAGCTGTCATTGGCCAGTTTGGCGGCAGTTACAGCATTATCTGCCAGCGACGTTGTACCTAGCTTTGTTGTACTACTTTGATCGAGCTTGATCAGGTCAATGCTGGCGCTGTCGGCCAATGCCGCGCCAGCCTGGAACAGGTCCTTGGCCTCTACTTTTTTGGTGATGCTGGAGCCGACATCAACGATGGCCAGCACGTCATTGGCTGCTACATCAGCCTCGCTCAGCTTCGTTAGCTGCGTAATGCGTTGGTCGGCCACGGGTTACAAGCTCCTTGGGTGCATTCTAATCCTCAACCTCGGTCAGCAAGAAATCCAAGCTGTTTTGGTTGAGGGCAATCCGATCGTCGTCTTCTTTCAGTATATAGCCGGACGGTCTGCCCACCAATAGCTTGATCTCGCCGGTGGTAACAAAGTCAATACTGCACGAAATCAGTTCAGTGGCGGATAGTTCCAGTCCTGAACGTGTCACCATTGCGGTGAACTCGTAATAAATATTGTCTGATGCCGACAATCCCGAGTCGTTTTGAGAATCTGTAATAGACAACAAACAATCAAATTCGCTTCCGATATCAACGCGATGAATAAGCTGCAACATCAGCAGCGGTGTTTCTTTTACGCCCGATGTTTGGGTGTTAAAAATACAGTCAATCGATCCACCGCCGCTAATCAAACCTGCCGAGTACATCCGCCTGAACTTGTCGTTTAGCGTGGTTGCGTCTAGCCCCTCTCGGTCAGTGTTAAAACTGTAGCTAGTTACGTCTCCCAGTACATTTTCCGAGAGATCCCGCACCACTAATTTAATTGGTATCGGGGCGCCTGTGAATGATTTTGTTTGGTATTCAACGGCGCGGTTATTGTTTACTGCATCAGCAAACGTAGGAAAAAACCGCAGTCCGCCAGCAGCATTGACATTTATAAAAGCCGAGAAGCTGCGTTGCTCCACGCCTTCACCATCAACCCAGCTACCTACGGTAAAAAACAGCAGCCCACGCGGGTCGGTGGTGCTGATGGTGACTTTATCTCCAGTGAGTAGGTTGTCAGTCGCGTCTTCAAAGCCAACCCGATTCAACGTAACGGTTACATCGGCATCTTTAACCAGTGCCGATAAAGCTACTTCATTGTTGCGGCGAAGCCGAACATTGCCAAGGTTGCCGAGAAAATACGTCATGCGTCAACAAGTTCCACGAATGGACCGTCAATTGTAAATTGCAGCGATACGCTGCTAAGTTCTCCGGTGCCTACAGTGATTCCGGCGCTTGTAATGTAAGCATTAAATGCAATATCGTCTTTGATGTCAGTGCCAGTGCCGGGTTGCGTTCCAGCGCGAAGCACCATGCCAACGCGATCTGCCTCGGTGACGCCAGTAGCACTGGTCTTCATGACTTTATTGAGCAGTTGCTCGAATTGAACGCCAACGTCGCCGGATTCTCTACGGTAGTACATCACGGTGGCGGAACCAGTCGAGCTGACCATGCCAGGGGTGTACGACTTGACCGCACTGTCGATGGTGGTTGTTTCCAGCAGTTCGAGGGTGGTATCAATGGACCAGTCGCGGATTTTCAGCACGGACTGGCTTTCGGATGGCGCGGGGCCGGTGGTGAGAACTGGCGTGATGTACAGCTTGCCGCTGCGTCCAGTGTAAAAGCCCATCTCTACCGCCTAGCCATTTATTTGGATTCTACTCCGGGTTTCCGTCCACAGTAAACAGCCCCGGCACGTAGGTATTCAGTCCTTCGGCAATATAGGACTGTCCATTGATGTCGCAAGGGTGTTCCGTGGCGCGAACGGTGGTTTCACCTTCCTCTTCCATCGTGACCTCAGTTACGCGGAACACGCGCTTGGATCGAACCGCTTGGCCGAGCACAAACAAATTGCCAACACGGGAGGCCAGTGCAGTAGCCGCATTGGCGGTCACGGTGACGGCGTTAAATGACCGGGTGCCATCGCTGCTGCCGTAGGTCAACACGTTGTAGACGCCATCTGGAATCCCTTGCAATGGTGCGTTAAGCGCTCCACCAGCTTCAATACGTCCGGTGTAGATGCCGTCCCACTGGTTATTGCTGGTTTCAACGTAAATGTAACTGCCTGGCATTACGAAAATATCTGTCGGAAATGTCGTGAATTCAATAGCGCGACGGTTAAAACGCCTGGCCTGGCATATGTACTTGCCCAGTAAAATTGCCTGTGCCCGCGTGGTTACAAACTGGGAAATGTCCAGGCTTTCGCGCACTGCATTTGCTTCTTGTGTATCGGTACGGCGTACCTCTACACTGTTGTTTCGCGGAAAAACACTGCTGCGTTCAACATCACGGTAGACCAAAGTTATAATAACGTCTTGGACGCTAGCGCCATAGTCGATAAATTCTTCTTTGAATGTATCTTCAAGAATGTTGCCCTGGTTGAATAATGCCGTTATTGATACAGCACGAGTGATTTCACCCGTTGATTTAACGTAAGGCAGGGCGGGAACCAGGGTCTCTTTGCCGCCGATTTTGCCCAGTTCCAGCAGGCTGAATGGTGCAGCCTGTGCCCAGAACTCACGCCATGCCCTGCCGTCTGCAATGACGCCATCCATAAACAGGCGGTTGCGTTGGCAGAATCGCTTGCTTTGCGCCAGTTGCATCACATCGACCGAGTGCAGGCTGGCGTAACGACCGATGCCGTTAATGCTATCTAAGATCGTGTCAAGAAAAATATCTGGAGCAAATGATGAGGAGTTGCTTGGGGTGCTGCGGGCAAACGCATTGATTACGGCTTCGTTGGGAGAGCCAGTGGCCTCTGTGCCGAAGTAGTTTTGCGTGGTGGGCAAGAGTCGTACTCTTTTACCTTCGGTGACGTAAGCGCTGATGCTGCGCAGATCTTTAGTTCCAGCGCCTGAGATGGCGTGCAACGCCAACGTGGATAAACCGCCGTACAGGTTTTCCCTGTAGCTTGCCCATGATTCAATGCGTTGCTCAGTTATCGCAGTAATCTGGATCTCGGTTGCTGACTCAAACGAAAACGAAGTGGTGGTAAATGCGTCGTAATTAAACAGGTCAAACTCAGAAGTGTTCAATGGCGATTTGTTAAACGCCGGGTAGTCGCCCCTGTTGTTGTCTATGTACAGGGCACCATTGAAGAAAACTTGTATATTGCTGTCTTCTGTTGCATCGCTTCCCAGGGTGGCGAGGGGTGCAGCCGCGTCCAGGTAACAATATCCTCGGGTGTGGAATGTACGAATTTCGATGTAGGTATCAATAACAGCTTCTAGTTTTACTTCGATGCGGCGCGGACCAGCGTTGCGCGTAATCAACTTGACGTAGGCAAACACATTTTGCTCGTTGAAGCTGCGGCAACAGAAAATAAACGGCAGCCTATTGTACTCTCCAGTGCCATCCAGTCGATACCAAATTGCGAACATGCTGGTTCGCGCTTTGGCGCCATTGTCCGATGCAGTGTGGCCGTACTCGATTTGACTGCTGCCGTAAACGCTGGATCGCCCACTGATGCGGCGATACGATTGAAAGCGCAGAGCTATGTCTAAAATGTTGCACTCAGTAACACTGGAGTAAGCCGCCTCTTCAACACGCGCCAGTCCTTTTACATACAAGGCCTCAGGGCCAAACTCACCATCTTGCCAGTGAGCGGATGAGCCGTAATTGGCGCGGGGCATCTTCCCGGTGCGGATGCACTCAAGCGTTGCATTTAGGCTGCTTTGCTCGATGCTGCTTGCACCTTGGTTGTAATTTGCTCTGACAACTCGAAATAGAGCCGATCCGATTTTGTATATCGCGCCGTTGTCTATTTGTGATGCGGCGGCACGCAAGGCATCTTGACGGGCTAAACCCAGCGTGTCGCTCGTCAGCAGCAAGTCAGAGGTGCTGGGAATATGCAGTTCCCATCTGGCACCTACTGGCACCAAAGGGCGATTGCTGTTTTCCGGCCAATAGACAGCATTGTCTTGCGTAAAAACAACACCAACACGCGCACGTTCTGAGAAGCCAAATCTGTTGACGATGAGCACATCGGCAACGATTGGAATGAAACCAGTAACGCCAACTGCATTTGATGTTGTAGGAGAAAACGCTTGGCTGAATCCCTCTGCTGCTCCAGGCAGACCATTGAGTTTTGCGGTGGTGTCGCCGCTAAAGGTGATCGTTGGGTCGGTGCTGGTGCCTTTAATTAAGTTCCTGTACCGAGTGGGGCCGTCTTCGTTGTAATATTGCCAAACATTACTAAGCACCAAATCTTTTGCCGGGAATTGACCGAAGGCAGTGCGCTCGGGATCTATGCGTGCGATCTTAGCTGCGCCTAATGTCATCATTAAACGCATGAATTGGGCATTGCCAAGGCTAAGAATGGCGGACCACAGCAACAAGCTATTTAGACGCACGCCCCCTTGGCTATTTTGCGCCGTATTGGTATAAACCAAAGGCACTGCATCGCCGTAAACGGCAAGCTCTTGTGCGCCGTTGAAACCTATGCGCGGGGCTAATACTTGATCACGTGTTTGATCGACGCCTTTTTGTTCTTTTACCTTGGGCATCAGCAACACTGACGCCACCTGAAACAAGATACCTACAACTGTAAGAACAATAGATACTGTCGCAAGATCGGCGCGGATATCCAGCGCAGTGCCTTCTTTTGAATCTTTATAAACGTGTTGTTGCGCTACAAAATCAAGGTAATCTTCTTTGCTGATACCTAGTGCATCGATCAGGTCGTATTCGTAAGGCAGTAGCTTTCGCGTCATTGCTGCATCCAGAAAAAATGTCCCACGTCAGTGGGAAGTGGCGCTTTAATGGCTGTGCCGCCTGGCGACAAAAACAAAGTTCCGTCTTCTACAATTGTACCTAATGCCGATCCGACTGCCGCAGGCAGCAAGACGACAGATCCAGTCTGGGGTTGGCGTTGGCGTCGTCCGTTTTGGATGACCCATCGCACCAGCAGCCCCTTGCGGAATGTATTTTCTGTGTAAGTTTTGTATACCCAGTCAAACGCGGTGGCGTAGTTCTTAAGGCTAAGCCGGCGGTGGACTTCGCACACCAGTTGAAAGCAATCCGTAAAACCGTCGCCATTTTGCGGAGACGCGCCCCAGCGGTAGCGCAAACCAATCAAATCATTGCAGGACAAGTTCTGCATTAAGCGGGAGCGGTCCCACAAGAGTGCGGGTTAACTTTTGAGCGGGAAATGTAGCGCCAACCGAATCCATGGCAGTTCGGTATCGCAACTCAATTGTAGTATCTGAATAGCTAGCGCCAAGGCCGACGTAGCGTTCTTCGTATGTACGCACGGGCGCCAAAGCGGCGTTAAGCCATTGCGTGGTGATGGTGAGACGGCTTAGCCGGTTGCCGTCGCCTTGCTCGACGAGTCGAATTGCGTACTCCACGTTTGGAAATAGTACGCGCACCATGCCGTTGTCGCCGTTGAGGTTAGCGGTACTGCCATCGGCGCGAAACGGCGCAAATTCAAATCGAGCACCAGACAAGATGCGGGCCTCTTGAACAAAAAAGTTCTGATAGCGGTGGCGGATTCCGTTGGCAGTTGTCAAATCAAAATACTGGGCAATGCGTATTTCTGTCATTGCATTTCGCCTACCAATTTAACTGTTACGTTGCTGAGATCTTTTAGGACACTGCTGATGCTCGGGGGATCGGCGTACAGCCATTCAATGCCAGTAGGCGTTTGCACTTCATCTTGTAATGTGCTGCTGTAGCCAGCAAATACTGTACTAGGCAGTGCAAAGCCAAGGGTGCCGCCACCTTGGCCGTTGTAGTGATCGATGATTGCATTTACCGTCGCTTCGGGCACGTTGTTGAATTGCAGGTCTAACGTGTAGCCAAATGCGCGGTTGCCAAAGCTGCGGCGGACCGTGACGCCAGACATTGCGCGGTACGTTTTGATCGGATACTGCCCCAGTTGAAAGCTGCGAGCTGTTGGTGTAAGCGCAGGAAAGTCAGCCATCAGCGCATACCAACGCGGGAGCGTGTTGAGGGGCTTTGTTGCAGTTTATCCAAAGTCATGGTCATGCCGCGCCTAGCGCCATCGCGTGATGCGTCGCGGCGTGTTTGCGCCATCGCTTGCTCCAGTTGATCGCGGCTGACGTATTCGACGCCGCCAATGTTGGTGGATTGGAAGCTCATGTTGAGTACAGGCGCGCCCGATGCGCTACCGCCCTGGCTGTTCATTGCAGAGCGTAGGTCGCTGTTGGACATTACGCCGCCATTACTGCCAGGCACAAACAACTCAGGACCGCGTTCGCCCACCATGTACGGTGCGCCACCGGTAACGGGGCCACCGTTGGCCATGGGGCTAAACGAAGTCGGTAATGGGTTGATCTCGCCAACGGCCGCCAATGGCCCTGACGGCGCAAAATCACCACCGCCGCCACCACCCATGCCGGCAAACATCCTTGCAATGCCAATAGCAATATATTGCGCAATCATCTTGGCAGCAGTTTGCATCAATGCGTTGGCAATAGTATTCAGAAATTCAGCAAATACCTCTTGCGCTGATTTGGTGCCGGCAATCATTTCTGACATGCCAGACGTAGCCAAGGTTGCCGCTGCATCAGCCGCTGCCCCAATCGCAGGGTATTTATCCAAGATGTCCTTCAATGCAGCATCTTGCGTTTCAAGTTCGTTGTAAACGGTTGGCATACTAGAAGCACGCACAACATCAGCTACAAGCCTTGCTCGTTGCACAAGCAGTTCATTTAATTCTCGTTCCGCTTCAAGTTCTGCATATTTCTTCTCAAGGATTTCATTCGCATTGATCAAAATCAATTCATCGTTGCTTTTAACTGCAGCTCGCAACTCACCATACTCCTTGGCAATTTCGTCTAAGCGCACATCGAGTTGCAATTGACGGTTGGCAACTAATTCAACTTCCTGCAAAATTGCCAGCCGATTTTTGAGCTTGAAGTTTTGATCATCTGCAGCCCTGGCTTGCTGCTTTTGAATTTCAAGTGCACGCGCTGCATCACGCGCTGCTTTGTCTGCACCGCCACCGCCACCACGGCCACCACCGCCACCGCCTAGTAGCGCGGGAGCGGCTGCGGGCATAGAGGCTGCTGTTACCGGAGCTTTTACTTGCCCAGTGCGATAGCCATAGGATTCGATTAAATCGCGTTCTCGCTGGCCGGCAAGTTCCTGAAATTGCCGATTGCGCTCAAATGGATCTTTAATCCGCCGACCTTCTACGATTTGCTGCGCTTCTGTTTGGGCTTGATTTAATATCTGTTTGCGTTGACCTTGGCCAAGGCCAAATGATTTAGCCCTAGCACCAGTTGCAATCAACTGGTTGATGATGTTAATAGCAAAAATTGCCTCATTTAGCACGGCCTTGATTGCCGGCGATAGCGCGGCGCCAATACCGCGCGCCAGTCCATCAATGCCATCCTGCAGCGTTGACAGGCGACCCTGCAGCGTATCACTCTGCGCAATGGCGCCATTGGCATACTTGCCACCTGCACTGGTGAGGCGAAGTATTGCGACCTCTACCGCTTCAGCGCCAATGCGACCTTTCTCTAGCGCTTTCTGGAACTCCTCGCCAGATAGCCCATACATCTTGCGCAACTCTGCCTGTAGCGCAACGCCACGCTCTTGGAACTGCAACAGCTCCTCACCTTGCAGCCGACCTTTGGCTTGCACCTGGCCATAAGCCGTCACCAGCCCAGATAGCTCAGCGCCGGTTGCGCCGCTTACATCCGCCAGCCGCTTGGTGGTTTCAACTACCTTGTCCGCCTCAACGCCAAACGCTTGCAGCCGCTTGGCTGAGTCGATCAGCTCAGTGCTGGTAAATGGCGTGACGGCACCAAGCTGCTGCAGCTCTTGGAAAATCTGCTTAGCTTATTCAGCGCTGCCGGTTAATACCTGCAAGCTGCGAGTTTGGCATTCCAGCTCAGCAGCTTTTACGAATACAGATCGGAAG